ACTCTACTTATTATGGTTAGGAATGAACCTTTATATTTTATTATTCCGCGTGAAGCAACATTGCGATAATCGTTACGTGTGTATCATTTAACACAAACCGCCGCCCAATGATTTCGACAGTGAGTATATCTCCCTCTTCTACTCGGACAAATAGGTCATTGTTTTTGATATTCATATCACGCGACAGAAATACTTCAATCGGTGATACGCATCCCACCTGTAAATTTGTAGCAATCCCGCGAATACCGGCTTGCGTAATTGTTTTCGCCACGCATTTGATGCGCGTGTGTTCATCGGGTAAACATATCAAACAATCGGCGACGACATCGTATCCTACATTTCCGCCACACAATGTTCCACACGAGAAGTTTACGATGGAAATGGATCCGGGGCAGATATATCCTTCGATCGAGCATTTTCCTTCATATCGTGTGACCATCTCGTCTCGCAAGAGACTCTTTATATCGTTCTTCGCGCGAATGATGCTGTAAAACGGAATCGTAAATGCTCGCCTGATTTGTGCTTTGTGGAATAGACTTTCGTCGCAAAGTAACCCCGTGGGGGCGGGTGCTGGTGCGGAGGCGGGTGCTGGTGCGGAGGCGGGTGCTGGTGCGGAGGCGGAGACGAGTGCTGGTGCGGGGGCGGAGGCGGGTGCGGGGACAATATTTTTAACGGTGCCTTTTTTTTTGGGACGAATCATAATGGTGGCCATCACGAAAGGACAATGGTAGTATGAACTACGTCATTTCATTTATATCTTTATCAATTTTATTAGAATCATTTGATAATAATCATATGTATTCGCATATTGTTAGAGCATATTCGTCACGGCGGTCACTGCTGCCGCCATTTCCGGGTGATTTCGTAATCATAAGCGGGCCTGCGCAACCATAGATTTGACCACTGGCTACAAGCGTCTCGCATTCCGATTTCGTAGCATGCGGATTGATCGGTTGTAGATTATGTTTGTATACACCGTGTCTCAATATTTTACAATTGAAGTCATTGTGATGGATGATAAATGGTTCATCACAATGAAGACACGTAAACACGTAATCGACATTGTTCTCGTTTTGGTTCATTCTTATAGTATAGATTATAGTATAGATTAGATTATACGTAGTTCATGTCGATCGGGAGGGAAGGGGGAGGGGGAGGGGGGCGTTATACGAGTTCGCCGATCACAGAGATCGCATTATCTCCGATTTCGAATCGTTGACCAATGACGCGAATACGTATTTCTTCTTCTTCTTGAATCCGTGTAAAATCGGGTCGGTCGAAATGATGGTCTCGCGCCACGAATACCACCACCGGCGTCTTTTCTTCATTTAATACGGCCCGAATACCGGCTAAAGTTATATTTTTCACAATACATTTAAATACAACTCCTTCCACCAGTGAACACGCTTGACACTCATATACCACATCAAATATCGCGTATTTTCCGTATAAATATCCGTTTGAATAGGTCAAGATTTTCACACTGCCCGGACGAATAAATCCTTCCGCCATACACTTTCCTTCCACCATTTTCGAGAGAATATGTTCAAGCGTATCTTTCACGTTACGACCGATGATTTGAAAGGGGATGCGTATTTTTCGAGTCAGTAAGATTGAGGTATAAATACCAAATGCGCTTTTGGATTGGACGACGCCACCGCCACCGCCACCGCCGGCGTCTGTCCTCGAATATAGTTGTTTCGATCGAGCTTCCATTGTATCGTTGTGTATTATTGTTCTACTTGTATTCTATTTGTATTATATTTTCACGATCATTCCTCCATGTGTAATTTCTCGATATTACACAACAATGCTTCGCCCGGCGTGAAAAACCATTTTTTACCGTTTACATTATTATACTGGAATGTCCTCAGTAGAAATTCCTGAAAAACACATAATTCTTTCTGCGTGCGGTGTTTGGTGTTTTCGATCGTTAATTTATATTCTTCGCCTTGTGTCTCCGGGCCTAGCATCAAAATACTGTTGATCATTGTGATTGTGTCTGTTTTGCCCGATTGATCACATCGCGCCCCCTTATCGCGTTTCTTTTTCATCATTTTCACTTTAAATATCAGGTATTCGCGTTTAAAAAATGAAATAAACCCCACGATCATATTCATCGTTTGGATTTGCGTTGTTTGTAACTTTCCTAAAAGCAATGTAAAATCACGCATATCTTCCGGTTCGGCAACGACCCATTCCGGCGTTTCGTATCGCAAGACAATAAGTTCGAATTGATCCTTCTTCTCGTGAAAAAGCAGCATTCCAGCGTCTTCAGGAGGACGGGTTGCGGCGGTGGTGGTTGCAGCGGCAGCGGCGGCAGCGCGTTTCCCACCAAGAACTCGATGAATGATCTGTTGAGAATAGTAATTCAATAACATCTGTTCAAACTGCGATAAAGGTTGAATTCCGCCAACCTCCCCCCGCCGGGTAATCACCATCGAATCATTATTTTTATGGTATAAATAGTTGATCAGTTTAATACTGTCCCCGATGAATAAATGCTCTAACAGATTTGCGACAACCAATTCGTATAATTGCTCCCGTGTAATATGAAACTCCTCGGTTTGAGAGATTTGCTCGATCACCTTACCGCAGTAATAATACCATTCATCTTGGGTTTTCGTTGGTTTTTCGTGAACGACGCGACATGTTTCAAATGTTTCTTGTAACGTCCCTATTAACTCTTGAACATCACCACCACCTTGACCGACTGGTGCGAGAGCGACGACATCGGATGCGGCGGCGGATGTGGCGGCGGCGGCGGCGGATGCGTCAGTCGATGCTGGCAACATTTTCTTTACTGCTGCCGCAACTTCTTCGTTACTTGTCGGAGGTTGAACCTTCGCAGCAGCGGCGGCAGCAGTCACCGACGTTTCTGATGATCCTGTGGGTCGTGACGATGACGGAGGCGCCTGTTTTATCTCGAAGTAATTATCACTCACTTCGAGTGGAAGAGGATATTCTACTGTTTCGTGTTTATACGGGATGGGAACACTTCGGTCGTGAATACTGGCGCGCTTATCATTTAATTCGATTGGTTGAAATAAGTAATAGACACCTACATTTACAAGACGACCCAAGCGACCATATTTATCCGTGATATATTCATTTGGTTCTGAAACCATCTGAGTCAACGCCAAATTGATTTGCGCAGTGGGATAGGGGCGCGTCGCATTCACGTGTGCGATGATTCCATTCGGTCCAGTTTTCTTATAAAAATAAGACTCTTTATATAAATCTCGAATCTTGTGAATGATTTTATCCAGGTTCATCGACATAAATTTTTCATTAAACGTATCCAGGCGAACATCACTCTTCCTGGCGTCGCCGCCACCGTCGCTACCGTCGCTGTCGCTGTCACTGTCGCTGTCGTCTCCCATCCCATACAATTCGGTCTGTTCTTGAATCGGTCGCCCGTTTGAAAATGTCGGGCGGCATGTATATTCGCACCGCTCCATATAATCACATAACGCCGAGAATGGTCGCGCGCCAACCTGAAAGTCGATTTGCTTACGAGACGCGAGTTGTTGTTTCACGACCTGATTCAATTGTGCGGCCGTTTGTGAATTGTGTTGAATATTCAAGAGACAATCCACAGCTGTTGTCCGCAGTACACGCGAAACCGCGCCGATTTTCACGGCTTTAAACTCAGAAAGACGATATAAATAAAGGTCAATCGCCTCAATCTCTCGATTTGATAACGCCGAACCATACAAATACAATTCCACATTTCGCCGCGAAAATGGTAAATTCTTATGACTACAATTCCGAATCGCACGACCAATAATCTGCTCCAATAGATTCATATTATACCAAGGTTCTAGAATATGAACCTGTCGAATATTCTTAAAGTCGAGACCTTCGGCACCCGCCACAGAGATAATGACGACTTTCACATTTTCGCCATTGGTGTTGTCTTCACTTGTGAGCACCTTTAATTCAAATAAGTTGTCGGGGGAAATGGTGGGGTCGCCAGTAATCACTGAATATCGCGCTGGGCGGAAGGGTTGATTGGGAAACTGCGCCTGGTGCTGTTTTTGAGGCAAAAACGTAATTGCGTCGATACTCGGAACCGGTTTGCTCTGAAAGAGCGATGAGTTCCCGCCGCGAACACTATACCGCGTAAATCCAAGTTCTTCAAGCGCCAACGCCATCGGAACAACCCCGCCGTCAATATACTGACTGTAGGCGAGTATAATACCGTCGCTTGTCATTACACTGTCGCATATATTCTTGATTTTCGCGGAATATCGACCTATGTTTTGTGGAGCAAATATTCGCGCCGACGTTTTTGTCGTCGTTTCACCGCGGGGTAATTTAAACGCCCGCAGAAACTCGGGGCGATATTCGAAATTTTGGCGCGCGGGTGGATTCCCGCCTTCCGTATATGACATAATATGACGCAATCCTTCCTTTCCAATACACGATGCGACATCAAACTCGCCACTATCCGGGTCGTCGATATATTCAATGAGCGTTGGATGCGGGTATACAATATTCAGGGCTTCAAGTGGTCGCTGGACAATCGCATATCCGATCGTATCCATATTTTCGAATGAGGGGAAATTGGTCGATTCGATCACAGTCGCATCATCGACGAGTGGACTCACGTCGGCAGCAGGTGCGCCGGCTGCCGCGCCAGTCGCAGTCCCAGGCCCAGGCCCAGTCCCGGTCCCGGCCTTCTTTCCCTTTTTCGAAGTGGACGATGCGACGACTGCTTTTCGACGCGCCATCGCGGTTTTCTTGAAAATATAGGCCGCCTTCATGTCCGATATGATATAGCGATACGCGGCTTCTTGAATATCACCTACAACCGTCATATAAACATCAATATGTTCAATCGGTTGATCGATATGTTTGCCATTGAGTTGGGTACGTGGGTAAGCGCGTCCGCCTTTACGCTCTCCGTGTACCAGTAGTGAATGTTCCGGTGAATGTTCTTTCGGAAATATGCGATAGGGGAACGTATACGGGTTCTCGCCGCGCACAAATGAAATATAACCGGTGGCTTTACGAACGAGGAGATCCATTCCAGTCTCTCGACCATCCGCATCGACGCGGAAATTGCCCCGGTCATCAAATACGTCGGCAATATCGATTGTCGCGCGTCGGTCGTTCAAATTCATCAGATTGATGAGCCATACGATTTCCTTATAACTATTATACATTGGCGTGCCGGATAACAGTAAAAAGCGGACATTATTCACCTTTTGAGCAATTTGAAACAATATTTTCGCCACACGTTTATCCCGGTTATCGTCGGTGATACGGATATTGTGGACTTCATCAATGATAATCAGTGTATTCGCGAATAATTTCCGTAATTTCGAGACGGACAGCGTTTCAATCGCCATCATTTCGACCTCGGCTGCCTTTGCGGCGTCGGCCGCGGATTTACGCCCCTTTTTTGCGACCCCGCCAGCAGCCCCCGCCCCGATCCCGCCGGCAGCCCCCACCCCCGCCCCGACCCCTTTTTTGCGTTTCTCTTGTATTGCGACATCATCTCTCGACACCCCGATACTTGCCGCATTATTGCGAACATAATTCGCGAATTCATTATACCCGAAAAATAAATAATGGGATGAGATCAACCGCCGGATTTGTTTAACGACTTTGTCACGGGTCAACCCCTTCATATTCATCGGGTTGATTTCTTTGATGAATTTATTACCGGTACACGCGCGTATATTCCATACCCCCGGTTCAATCTCTCGTAACTCGCGTTCATCAAAGAGTTGGAGTCGGAAATTCTCTTGGACGTTGGGAGACGCGATCACCATAATTTGTTGGGTGATCCCCATCTGTTTCATATAATCCCGCATCTCTTCGGCCACGCTAATTGCCGAACATGTCTTTCCCGTTCCTAATCCGTGATATAATAACAAACTGTTATACGGAGTCTCTACCGAGAGAAAATTCCTTACAAATTGCTGGTTTGGGGCGAGTTCAAACGGAGCATTACATAAAATTTCGGCCTGTTCTTCCACACTCGCCGTATGATCAACATCCATCTTGGTATCAAAAAACTCTTTACGAAGTGCGATTTTGGTATTAAAATTTGGGTCATTTAGGGTAGGGTAAAGACCTGACGCGCGGCCGCCTTCCTCGTCTGAATCGGGGAATACCCCAATATCGTGAAGCGTGTATGCGCGTTCAAGTAACTCTTTTTTTAGTAATAATTTATTGAAATCCTTGCTGAAGGGGTTATTTAGGTCTTCCGGTTTTAATACGCGCACACCTTGTTCGACTTCATTTGTTAATCGTTCGATAAACGATGCGTTTGATTCTGATGGGGCGGCGGGGGCAACCCCCTTCGCAGATTTTGGTTTGATTGTTCGTTTTTTCGGTGCGACTGCACCGCCGCCCCCGCCGCCACCACCGCCCTCGCCGCCCCCGCCCTCGCCGCCCCCACCGGGCTCCGCCATCACCAACTCCATCGGTATATTTTCTTCTTCCGCGTTCATACTATTATTTTTGATACGTTATATATCCTTTATATACCTATTCGAAATAAAAAGGATACTAATATATGCGATACCGGCACAAGATATTATTGATTTTTCGAATAATTCCAATCTTTTCTAAATTATACGGTCGTATCATCCGAATACATTCTTCGAATGGCATCCATTTCATCAACCCGACTTCCATAATATCGTGCGCATTTTTCGGTTTCTTTTCTAAATCCACCATCGCGAGGAAATATTTCTGCTTATAGCATTTCATATCCGACCCCATAAAGATCTCTTCATATGGCGCGATATTTTGAATCACATTATCGGCCGTAATATCATATCCTGTTTCTTCGAGGCATTCGCGTAATGCGCACGAGATATCTTTTTCATTGTAATTCCGCCGACCTTTTGGAAACCCCCATTCTGTCTCCGTCCATCGCGTCGTCGATTCATCAATAAACTGTTGGAGGGTTTTCACACGACCGTCTTTTGTGCGTATTCCGCCTAGAACTTGGCGATACTTTTCATACGAGACCAATTCTTCATTTTTGTATTGACTCCCGCGTGTATAATCCCCCCATAACAATTTCCATAACTGTTCAAAGGTAAGTCGCATCAGATTCGCCTTTTCGTGAATGGTCATTTCGTCGACCACTCGTTGAATGTACGCTTCATCGTGGATCGAATACTTACCCCGTATAAAATCCACAAACCCGAATGAATCGCGGCGGCGTATCATCAAATATTCGGGCCCGGACTCGCCACATCGAAATGCGATGACACCAATACTTGTAATCGGCGCACGACACGTGTTGTATACGTGATTGTTTCGATTACAATTATTACAGAAATATTTGGTTTCTGTCGCCGCCGCCGCCACCGCCGCCGCCGCCGCCGTCGCCATCGCCGTCCCGCCCCCCGTCGCCGCCATCGCGACCTTCGACAATTTTAGTTGGTTCATTTCCATATACGATAACGCGGATTTAGGGTTATGTATTCTCGCATCACGCGCAACCGCGATCTCTTCCGTCATACTCATTTACCGTATTTACAATATTGTTTTTATGTTATTTCATACTATAGTCGACGACCGAGTAAATGATAAAACTAGACGCGACGGTATGGGGACCGCATTACTGGTTCTTCTTAATGTCCGTCGCGGTGAATTATCCGGATCACGTCAATGACGTAACGCGTAAAAAATATTACGACTTTATTCAGAGTTTCCCGATGTTTATCCCCGACCCGGAAATGTCATCAGAGTTTGGTCGGATGCTGGACAAGTATCCGGTGACGCCCTATTTAGACAGTCGAACATCCTTTATTAAATGGGTTCATTTTATTCACAATCGATATAATGTTCTCCTTATGAAAGACGAAATGTCGTTACACGACGCACTCGAGAGATATTATTTACACTATCGCCCTAGATCGATTCAAATTTTAGAGGAATTGAAATATCGAGAGAAATTGGTGTATTTGTTGTTATTGGGGGGACTTGGGTATGCGGCATATTATTATCATAACAAATAATAAACAGGAAAATATGATAAAACTGGAATATATCGTATTTATTGTAACGGTTATTATCATTGCGAATACCTACTATGATGGGCGTCTTATGAAAATGTTTCAATCGAACCAAAAACTTATAAAAATCGCGATATTTGGATTCGTCGGTCTCTCGCTCTTCCTCTTCTTGCGCCGTAATCCGGAAAACTCTAGGCATTTGATGGTTCACGCAAATGATATTATCAAATATATGCCGATCAGTAAAGGAACTGCGGATATGATAACCCCTTTTTTTGATTTCACTCGTGGGGGGTCATCACCTAGCAACAATGGCGGCGAGGTCTCGTCGTTCGGGGGCGGCGCACCCCCTGGCAGCACCCCGTCGTTATTGGGAGGTGGCGCCGCCCCGTCCTTGGGGAGCAGACTCTCCAGTGGAACCCCCGGCGGAACTCCCGGTGGAACCCCCGGCGGAACCCCCGCGGAACGCCGTCTCCTCAATTCCGGCAAAGGTTCTAGCAAACGTAGTGTAAGTGAAACAAAGAAAAAATATGTTGCTGCGCAACAGGGGTGGAAATGCGGAGATTGCCAGCGTCAGTTGCCCGCGTGGTTTGAAGTTGACCATGTCATTGCTTTAGAGCATGGCGGGTCGAACCATGTCGATAATTTAGTAGCCTTGTGTCGCGATTGCCACGGAAAAAAGACCGCGATGTCGTTTTTATAATCAGCATTATTATATCTTATAATTATAACTGGTGTTGTTGTAATTATATCGTGATAACACAAATATGGAAGAAACACCCTCCATAGAAAAATCGTTTCATATAGATAAATTATTAGACTATTTACCAATTATTATTATCGGCGTTATATTCCTTGTGGGTTTTTTTACGTGGGATGTTGTGCGAAAAGAGATGGCTAGTTTTATGATGTTGATATTGGTGTTTATCTACGCGTTATGGGTAATGGTCGGAAACTCTACATCGTATCGCATTTGGGTAGGCGAAACCTCAGTCGATCAATATATCATCCCTCCACTTCAGCCGGGTGAAGAACCGTTTAAAGAAAAGATCGGTTGGTTTGTCTTCGGTATAATTGTTCTGATTGCTGGAGGTCTCGTCCTTGGTTTCATTAGTATCACTATTAATGACAACCCGTACACCCCCGACAAGATGTCTCTCGACGCCTTAACCGGAGTTGGCAGTATGTTTTCTATCGGCGGGATCGTATTGGTTCTTTATTCATTGTGGAAAATATTCGGTAATAAGAACGACGAGTCTTCTTCTCATGTGGAGGTCGATTCTGATAAAACAATGACGAAACGTCTCGGACTTGGCGGGTTTCTCGGTTCCGTTCTCGGGTTTTATATGATTGCGCGCGCTCGAATCATTGATCAAGAGCAGAAAGATGTCGTGGGCGACTCTGTTAAGGAGGAGGAATATAAAAAGAACCCCGCGAAGAATGGCGCAAATACCGCATTGGTGATTGGATTAATATTACAGGTCATCGGGTATGCGCTTGTCGCTTTTGGATTATACGCGTATGGTAAATTCAATTATGACGCTGGAGGGGTTGCGTGGGGTGTGAAAGGGTTTTTTATTGTCGCGTTTTTCCTTTGCGGGATTTTATGGATCGCAAAAAGTCAGAACTGGCCGGGATTTGATACTGACACGAATCCGATAGATTCATTTATGAATAATGTATTTGCCGCACACGGCGGCATTTATATGATATTTGCCGTCATATTTCTTGTCCTCACCATCGGCGCATTGAAAAAATCGACGACACATTTTTCCTTTGGCGTCGTATTGGTATTTCTCTTTCTTGGATGTTATGGTTGGAACATTGCGGACATGACTCGACAACAAAGCAAGGATGAAATCACCAAAGAACAAACTCAGATATTGAGAGAAGAGGTGACCAAAGAATTAAAGAAGAACGCAGTTGTTGGAACCGAAGTAACAGATGAGATGATTAACGACGCGGTTGTAACACGCATTCGAGCAAACCAAAAACCATCTGAAATTGTAAACGGTGTTTTTATGACGCTTTCGGTGGTTATTATCTTGCTGATTACAGTTTTCCGCACGGTGCGTTTACGAATGGGTATATGCGGTGGATTACCGGAGGAAGGTCATTTTTTTAGTACTGTATTTAACTTGTGGAAACCGCCCTCCTCCCCTGATGACGCCACAGGGTATTGCGACAATTTGAAAAAGGATCCCGGTGCATTTCCTAACACATCAAAAACAAAAGCATTCGAGAAAATAACAAAAGGCCAGATCGATAATGTCACCGGGACGGAATGGGATGCTCTTTTGAATACGTATGATGATACGACGAACAAATTCGATAAAAATATCGTTCGCACGGCCAAAGGCGCCATGTGGAACCCCTTTTTACTCGTGATACTTATTGTCTCGTGGGTTGCTATTGTGTTCGCGCGGGTTTCTACTTCTGAAGCTACCAATATGTGGATCGCGCATTCATTTACCGGCGATATGTTTCCGAAAGTGAAAGAGTTGATCGACACCTTTTTTATTGTATTAATCGTCGGTCTTTTGTTATGCGGAATATTATTGCTTCCGATGGTGAAGGAACTCAATGTTGGCGGGTTGGATTCGATGCTGAGGTTTGCGGAATCGATACAGGTGTGGCAGTATAATTCGAAAGACGGTGAGAGTATTGGTCGCGGTAAAACCGCATTCGTATTCTTAGGGTTCCTATTGATTTGCGTAGTGGGTTTATCGTGGTGGTGGGATCATCTCCGAACGAAAGACGGCGAAGCACCGGTCATTCCAAAGGGTTGGGAGTGGGCCATCGCCCTCGTCGTCATTTTTGCGTTTTGTTCGATTCCCGGGTTATATCACTTGATCAATCGTAGTGACGTAGCGGATGCGTTCAAAAATGAATCAGGGATCGCCCGCATTATCCGATTATTATTCACGGCAATTTATCTGATTCCGTGGTTATTTGTTACCGTTTTTAAGGTGATTTTATTCGCCATCCCTGGAATATTCAGTGAAACAATGCGTGAGAAAAGGGATGCCGAGCTTGAAAAATTCGCGTTTTGGAACTGGAAGGCGGACAAGATAGATCTTCGGTTATTTCCAATCGGCGACGCCATCAAACCTGAAAGTGTGACATCGATGGCCGAGCAAGACTATTCGGAGAAGGCGCAAAAAGAAATAAATGAAGCGGCGAATGATGATGCTGCTGCTCCTGCTGCCACTGCGGCGAAAAAAACGATGGACGAGACCCTTAAAAAAACACACGAAACACTTGACCAAACCAAGGTCAGCGCCATCGGTAAGTTGATCAAGGCCATATTACTTACGATTTCGTTCGTTATTTTGATACTTACCGTTATTTATTATGTCTACAAGGTCGGGTCAACAAATATCACCGCAGAACAGGAGGCCGCGTCGGGCGGGTTCGTTGCGCAATTAAATTCGCCAACGGCCCAGGTTATTTATGTGATTATGGCGATTGTCGCAGTTGCCGGCGTGGTTGCGTATATCCGAGAGAAATTCACAGTGGCCAATACGAAAACCCCGGAAGAGTATCTGTTTGACGATTACAAACCGGAAGATACAACCAGTCCAATGCGCCAATTGACATTTGGCCTGACCCACATCATTTACGTTGTATTAATGATTATCGTGTGGGTATATGATACGGAGAAACAACCCGATGCCGGCGGGAATATGCGGATGTCAGTCACGGGGATGACCGTGTTAGGTCTCGCCATCCTGTTTTTCCATTATTTCTTGGAGTTTATCGATAATAAACAACCCGCGGCGCCAACCTCTCCATCCGACCGCAAGGCAGAGGATGGCCACACGAGCAAGATGGCGCCATTGTCAAAACTTCTCACCAATATTCGCTTCATCGTGAATACGATATTCTTTATTGTGTTATGCGTCCTCGCCTATTATAAACAGCACGCTGTAATGGTGATTCTCATTATTGTGATGTTTCTCTTCCATCTCACGAAGTCGATCCTGGGAATGAAGTTACTGCGATTGATTTGGCTCTCGATCATTTATATCCCGTGTCTCTTCCTCGGTCTCCTTACCACATCCCAGGGCGCGATCGGTGATACGACTCGCCCGATATGGCTTATTCTAGCAATTGAGATCGTTCTTATCGCAATTTTATACGGCGGTCCCTATCTCATCAACTATATCGGCGCTTCAAACTCGCAGATTATCGCCGCACCCGTTCCTCTTCGCCCAATAAATGACACCGGATTAACCACCCAAAGTCCGCAAATTTTCATATTTCATAATACTGGATTGGATCGAAGCGACGACGATAAAGCCGCCAATTGCGAGCCAGAAGAAAAAAAGCGATACAATTACTCCGTTTCCGGATGGTTTTGGATCAATACTAGCGTAAACCCGACAAACAAGGATTTAGAAATATTCAATTTTGGCGGTGTCCCGAGACTGACGTATAACCAACATACCACCGAGTTTAAGGTTTTATGTAATACCGTGGATTTGTCTACCGGTTTGTCGAGTCCGACCGAAATGGTCGTCTATAATTCGCGCTTCAATTTCCAAAATACGAAAGATTTATCCGAAAAGGAAAAGACGAAGTTCGACATTTTAAATGATTCGCGCTCAACCGACGCCCAACTGCCAATTCAGAAATGGAATTATTTCGTGATCAATTACAATGGTAAGACGATGGATGTGTTTTTGAATAATACATTGGTCGCAAAGAGCGATTTCTTTATCCCGGATATTATGATGAAACCCATCACAAGTGGAGACGACGGCGGTGACAAGGCCAAACCCCAGGGACTGATTGGAAATATTTGTAACGTGACATTTCACAAAGACCCGATGACATTGGAGCAAATCCGGTGGACGTATACGATGCTCAAGGATAGCGATCCACCGATGGTCGGAATGACTACCATCGCGGATGAAGTGAAAACGACCGGATCCACGAATATATATTCACAATAATCGTTATTCACAATAATCGTGTTTATGACCGACAACGCCCCATCGCAAATGAATATTATATCTACGTATGTTATATACTATGAATTCAAAACTTGTGTTAGCCGTTATTGTCATTTTATTATTGTTGTATGTGATTTTTAAGGCATTGACAACAAGTTATACAACTTTAGGAACTATGCAAAAATGGACGAATAAAACCACATTGACGGGTGGGAATTTACCGAATAGTTTCAAAGCCAATAGTTCTATCTCGATATGGTTTTATATCAAAGAATGGGTCAACTCCGCAAACGTTGTTGAATTCTACGAAACGGCCACCGCTTCCGGTAATATAAACTTCAAGGTAAAGTTGAAGGATAATACAAACACGATTGTAATTAAACCCAAAACTACGGGCGGAACAGACTGTGAGATTTCCGATTTTCCGCTTCAAAAGTGGGTGAACCTCATTGTAAGTTTCAACGGTTCCGCAATGGATGTTTATGTTGACGGTAAACTAGTGAAGTCGTGTGTCGTGAATACTGGTTCAGATCTTGCCAGGACCCAAAGTATTGTATTGGGCGCGGATCCTACTAGTGTAAATAATAAGGATGTCGGTTTTATCACAAATGTGAAATTGAAGTCGTCGTCCATTGCGCCACAAGAGGCCTGGGATATCTACTCGCAAGGATTTGGCGGAAGTCCCTGGAGCGATCTACTCAACAAATACAAGGTGAAGTTGAGTTTCATTGTTGATAATCAGGAACAGGCCAGTGTCAGCACGTAATCTGAATTTATTCTATATCATTTTTTTTACTTCGTAATATATAGTATAAATTATTCATATTTTTCTTCGTTTCATATAAGAGACTTATTTGGAAAAGATGAGTAGTAGTGATGGAGGCGACAGCGGCGGCGGCGACGGCGGTGGTGGTGGTGGTGGCGGCGGCGGTGGTGGCGGATTTTTAAGCGGAATCGCGTCCGGGTTTTCAAGTCCAGGTCAGGCCGGATTGTCTTCGGGGTCAGGAATCGCAGGTAGTTTTGGAGTAAAGGAGTTTATGGAATCAAATAGTTATGTAGCCAAATTCGCATTTATATTGATGGTTTTTATCGCATTTTCTGTCTTACTTAAACTGACAATTGTGGTATTATCTTATTTTATGCTTCCATCGATGTCGCCCTTTGTATTAAATGGAACCGCGAATACGGAAGATATGGCGATCACTGTGTCACAAGACCCATCTTTGCCCGATTCCGTATTTATTGCTCGTTCGATGAACGAGGACGGCGGGTTAGAATATACGTGGTCTACGTGGTTTTTAGTGAATCAGGTGCCGCAAACCATCGACAAATATTCTAGAATATTTAGTAAAGGCGGCGAAGGAACAAAGGAATCCTCCTCCGGATTATATTTTCCGAATAACGCACCTGGATTATACCTCAAACGAACGAACCGAACAAGTGAGACGAACCCTGACAGAAGCGACACCGGTGAAAACATAACACTAATGGCGGTGGTTGATGTAAATGGTAAGAAGAGTGGCGACAGGCAAACCAAGGTCGATCTACACGAGCAACTTATCGCAACGGATATTCCTATGAAGAAGTGGGTGAACGCGATCATACGTGTTACAAATAATGTAATTGATTTGTATGTGAATGGACGTTTAGCCCAACGGCGCAAGACAGCCGGAATTCCTCTTCAGAATTATGGAAAGGTCAATATCGGTGAAAGTAAGTCGGCCAACCGATTTAGTGGTTATATTTCAACCATCCAATACTTCAATTATTCGATTGGCGCGAACAAGATTATGAGTATTGTGGACGAAGGCCCCAACCTGAAAATGGTTACAAATAGTGGGGGGGATACAACGGCTACAAAATCGGTCGGCACCTATTTGTCAAATATTTGGTATATGCGTTAGAGGGTCACGCAACCTCTCATTTTACACGATAAACGATATGACACGGCTATCGTGTAAAAAATAAAATACAAAATCCTAGGTAATATATAGTATTATCATAAGCACCATTCTACAATGTCCGAATCACCACCACTTTGGTCTCCGCCTTTAGCACAAGATACCCCGAATGGTCCAGTGTATTTTATGAATGAGGCGAACATTCGGTTTAATATATATTCACTTAGCTATCAAACCACCTATACGTTACAAGACGGAACATATACGATTGGCAGCGGCAGTCGCGAAACAGATGTGAGTTCTGCGATAATCAACCTACGTTCTACAATGATCGGGGTAGTTCCATTGATCAAGATAACCTCGACGAATCAAGTCACGCCGATTTTATATTCATTCCCGGCCAACAATCAGTCGATATCAATTGTCGCATTAGAGAAGGATTATTCTGTGATTCCGCAGGAGGGGGTGAATGGATTATATGGTCCTCTAGGCGCGTCCCAAATACGTTTACCGTATCGCAACGCATTAATTATAAATGGCGTGTATGATTCGTCAGGAGGGTATAGTCCGTCGTTATCATCCATCACGATACCGATGGAAATAAAACAGATGGACAGTCACGGGTTTACTACAAAAACAATCAACCTTCCTGTCACAATAACAAGAGTGAATACAACGATTGCGATGAAATCATTTGACGACTCTGCCGGCGCATATAATATATCGGATCCGCGTAATCAAACACAGAAGTATGCGATTGTGAATGGAGCGCCGTCGCAGACATTGACGGCCGATTTCACAAATGGCGTTATCACGCTCGAATATCTAAACGTATTTTACGATTTAAGTTTTGCGGAGTTCGCGACGACTGACCGACGAAATGTCACCAATGGCGCGGTTGATTATACAAACGCGGTTTATTATGTTACAAAACGCGACGGGAATGTATATGATGTGAGCAATGATTATATCGAAATAAATGATACGCGAATCATCATTAAGAAAGTGACATACAATGCGAATAATGGATATGATTCCATCCCCATCAAGTTTTATCAGGCAGCCACACCCGTGTATAATAAATCGAATCGAGAGATTGGTGAACTTGTTTACGAGAATGGGCGAACGATACGATTAAAAATCTTGAAATCAACGCCGAGATTTGAAGGTCAGACGCCGACGCAGAATAACAGCAACCCAGCGACGATTTACACGTTGCCGGATGTAAATAAAATGACCACTGAGGGGTCGTTTGTCATCACCCCGCCACTCTCCAATAATACCGACGCAAGCGATAATTTTGTTATATCGTCGTCGAATGAAAGTGTCGTCAAGATCGTACTTGCGAATGGAGTATTTACTGGGCGTGTTTACTTGGATGGCGTGACCACGATCACCGTAACACAACTAGAAAGCACGAACTTCAACCGAAAGACGGCGATCTTCAACATAAATGTATTCAAAATAACACCCGCGATTATCAACTGTAATACAAACGTGTTTTATACCAATCCGTATAATCGACAATTTTGGACACGTTTCACGCCGACGTGCCGTAACGCCGATTTATATGACAGCGTTACAAATGTCAAACTAACCCCCGACCAAGTGAATCAAGTCTACGATATGCGTCGTAAGGCCGAAATTCTCAAATACAGTAAAAATGTTGGCGGACTCACGAAAAGTCAGAAATACGCGAAAGCATCCCGCGGCGAATTAATGCGTAAAATCGGGAATGAAAATAAGTATTTGAGTCAGTCGACCGGGGCGGGTGGAAGTGGTGGCGCTGGTCCATTTACGCTAATTTGCCCGTCCACCCCCGCATCACGATCTCGGTTACAGTGCGGTCTAACAACGGCGTGTGGTGTGCCAGGAAAAGAACGCATTTTGTGTTATGACCCCTCTGTGAATCTGTATAACTACAAGAAGACATATGAATACAACGCCGGTCTACAGATAACATACAATATTCCGACAACCGCACTTACCGCACCCACCAATCTCGTCGTTTCGGATTTTGATGTGACGAATAATCGCATTACGCTCAAATGGGATGCGCCTGATTCCAATGGGGGGTTTCCGATCACTGGGTATGTGATCACGTATTCCGTCGATAACAAGACATGGGCGCCTTATACAAGTATTCTTCCAAATGGTCCGAAGACGGGTGACACCGCGCGTTATAACCCGATATCCGGCGAATTAAACGGGAATTCTGTTGTGTTTGAAAAAAAGGAGGGTTCGGTGCCAATCCTTACAAATACGGTATACTATTTATCGGTTTTTTCCGGCAATGAACGCGGTTTAAGTAGTGTTCCCGCGACCATTACGTTTAAGACGTCGTCTGTTCCGACGATGATCACCAATTTTTCGTTCAGTGACTCTGATGAGCGTAAAAACCGGATGATTGATGTGAAATGGAGGGATCCGTCAAATTTGGGGACAGCCAATGTGGGCGGATACAATGGTCCGGCAATTACGTCCTACAATTTATATTATAAGGAGACGACTGCGACGATGTGGAATAAACTAACGATTGATACGACAACTGTCATTACATCGGCGTCGTCGGCGTCCGAAAAAAGATACATCTTGCGTAATGTCGAAAATGAAAAACGATATAGTTTGAAAATAGAACCAATCAATTCGGTGGGGGTTGGTCCGGAGTCCGCGATATTGACCGCGCGCACATTAATGAAACCAATGGCGCCATTAAATGTGGTTGCTAGTGCGAGATACGGATTATCGCCGCCGTCAATGGTCGACCTTTCGCGTAATTATATTGTGGTCAATTGGAGCAAACCGGATGACGGTGGAAATCGGATTCGATATTATAATATTACCGTTACAAATGTCGGAGGAACGGGGGGAGCGTCGCAAACGTTTACCTATAATATTTTGTCGACAAACCAAGATACTACATTTACGTCCAGTATAACTAGAATGACCACCGGAGTCTCATCCGGGTATATCGTTGATGGAACATATTCTGTCGTTGTTGCCGCATATAATGGATATTTAACAAGTGAATCGAGTACTGTATCCAATGTTGTTATTTTACCTACTTCTGCGAAACCCGCGATTTCAGATATGGTCGGATATTACAGTCAGTTTGGGTTGGAATATGCGCAACTTATATTTACGATTAATAACGGTATTGCGCCAGGTATTGTAATAACAAATATTCGGGTGAATGGATTAAATGTCGCATATTCGACACGGGTAAATATTTACGGACAAGACGTCAATGGCACGGGCGAACACATTATTCGAGTTCCGTCATCGTTTAGCGGGGATGAGGTAATTATTGTAGGTAATCGGTATAATGTGACATTGACCATAACGTATTCCAGTGGCGTAGAATCAACGAGTGAGTTGTTTGTATACACTCCTGAGATTCGGTATATTACGGCGGCGTAGATTGGATCAAGCGTCATTCGCCAGCTACCGCTGGCCTTGTCGCAAAGCGTCAATCGCGCAATGTAGGGTCGATACATATTTCTTGGCGCGAATACATATCAGGCGAGACGCCTGTATTATTCGCGCAATGTAGGGTCGATACATATTTCTTGGCGCGAATACACCTGTCCCGACATACATTTATCCCCCGCTTCCACGCGCGCGCATGTTCTGAATCCGCGGTCTTCGCCAATATAGCAGTATCCGGCTTTCCCACTTTGATGTAGGCGTGTACCGTCATCTGCGCTAGGGGATGGACCGGAATACTCCCGAACCGCCTTGTCTAGAAAGGTATATTTCGAGTCGTCCTGATTAAACCCCGGTTTTTTATCAGAACTGTTGTTCATCGGCGGTGGGACGGGTGCGCGGTGTTTATTTCCACCCCCGGTGGCCGCGGTAGCCGCGGTGGTGTCGTCGGCGTGGTCGGTGTCGTCAGCGTCGTCCTCGGAATCAGACTCAGACTCAGATTCCTTGTTTCCTGTAATCTTCGCAATAAGTTCACGCCCGTTTTCTTCCATTTTATTAAAAAACGCGGTTATTTTATCAGTAATCTGCGCCATTCCTAAATGAAAATCCCCGTGATTGGCTAAATTCGTCCACATAAACCACAGAATGGCTACAATTAGACTAATTTTAAGAAGAAACGTAAATGAAAAAAAGGATCCACTGCCGTCTTCGCCCCCACCCCCGTCTCCACTATCCAACGACGACTCGAGGTTTTCGATAACATTGCTGCCTGCGTTACTGATCCCCGACCACGCCGATGACGCAGTGTCTTGAACCTTTTCAACCATCTTCGGAACAATCCCCGATTTCACCATTTTATCTTTGGCCGACAATCCGATATTCACGGTGGTGTCATTGGTCGGTTTGGTTATATTTGTGAATTTGAATTCAGGGAGCGACATTTTACTTTTTGACGATTCTATCTACTATATATACGATTCCTATAATAAAATACCGCGGTGACTACGATGGGGGCGGGGCGCTGCCGTCATCTATTTTCCGAATCACCGTATTCATCGTATTCAGCGCTTCCAATCGCTTGATTGTGCGTTCTAGGTCACCATTCTTATCACTCGACCCCCCACTATATCCTGCGGATGAAAACAAATAATCTGTATCCGGACTTATCTCGTGTTGTTTAATCTGTTTGTATATCCCATTTATATTGGCGACCGCCGTCTCGATCACAAGACGGTCATTTATCATTTCTATTTTCCCGTCATATTCCGTTGTAAGAAGCGAAATCGCAAAATAAATCAGATATCGCCGTTTTTTGCGAACACCTGGCGTGAATCGTACACAATATAACCGTAGCAGACTTTTGATTATTTTTTGGGTAAGAACGGTGTGATTCTCGTCCGGACTCTCGCTCCGTGCGACGATTATGTCCCAAATAATCCATATCGGATCGAATTGGAGTTTGTCATCTACCGGGATATGTGCGCGGCGTTCGCACCGGCACGTCTCTTTTTTGGATTTACATATCGTTTCGAACTCTGTTATCCATTCCACCCAATAACACGCCTGGAGTGTGTTTTTAGAATCGCTGGAAATGTGATAGGCGAATTCGTTCACCGCGATGAATATCTCTTTGGGGTCGCGTGTCCTAAAATATTCTTGCGCATAATCCACACGCGGCGCTTTCAATTTATGTGACATTGTCGTTATATCATATTCTTCCTTCTTCTTGATTGTAATACTATCGTATTTGTGCTGACGTTTGGAATTACATAACACACAAACGATTTCCGCGAAAAGCGCGCGCATCTTTGGGTGATTTCGCAGACGTAATTCGTTTCCGATAAACCCGTTCGAGAGAATGGATTTGAAACTTTCAAACCGCATTTCAATATAAAGCGGTAGTTTGGGGTTTGCTAAATGAATATATTTACTCACAAAAATGATAATAATATCCCAAAGTTCGAGGTAGTGTCCCGAGCATACCAGTTCCGCGCTCCAGTAACAGGCGGGTTCTACTTTAGAAGAGGATAGACTATTTAATAATTCTTTACGCACGTCGGTTTTTTTGTATGCGGAAAATGTCATGCCGCGAAACTCATTTTCAGCGCGAATATCGTTGATTTCTGTCAATGTACTGCTGCTGCTGCTGCTGCTGCTCATTCGTTTGATGTCTTATATTAGACCACCGTTTTTTATGTGGTTTAACGAACGCTTTTTTGACCGTTTCTTTTTATAACAACATATTAGTAGTATAGTCTCGCAACGTTGTTCTGCGGAATGGGTTCATCCGTCTATAAATCATTTTCGGCGTATATAAAATCAATCACAAAATGGGAGATATTAGTCTTCTTGTTTATTTTGATGATGATCCTATGTTTTATTAAACGCGACTTGTCCTGTCACGTGGAAGGGTTCGAGCAGCAAAGCAAATACAAAATCTACGAAAATGACACAATCTATGACAGTTTCTACGCTGACATTTACGACGAACTCTTTATACAACCAAATAAAATCGAGTCTGAAGTCGACGAAATTATTCAGATAACAGACGCGAAAAAAGGCGACAAGCGTTTCAAGGTGGGTGATTTGGGGTGTGGTCTTGGGCATCACGTAGATCAGTTACAGCATAAAGGGATCAACGTCATTGGGTGCGATAAATCGCCGGCAATGCTTCAGAGTGCGAGAGATTTATATCCCACGGCAAAATTCGTGGAGGGGGATTTTATGAAACCGATGTTATTTAGCGAAGATGAGTTTAACGTACTCACCTGTTTCTATTTTACGATTTATTACGTAAAGGATAAGCGCGCATTTTTCAGGAATTGTTATCAGTGGTTACGCCCCGAGGGGTATTTGATCGTCCACCTGGTGGATCGAAACCATTTCGACCCCATTGTGCCTGGCGGAAAACCCCTGTTTTTGGTAAGTCCGCAATCCTATGCGAAGGAGCGTATCACGAATTCTCTCGTGAAGTTCCGAAGTTTTCAATACAAGTCGGATTTCAAGGCGCCGCCACCAACAAAAGGTCAAATATCTGACAGCAACGGTAGCAGTGGTGTAAAGAATATCGGTAAATTCGTCGAAAAGTTCACGGACGATAAGACGGGGAAGGTTCGAGAGAATGTTCATACCTATTATATGCCATCCAACCGAGAGATATTAGAGATTGCGAAAGAGGTCGGGTTTACCGTAACGGGGCAAGTCGACCTGGTTCACGTTCTTAACGAGCATCAGTATTTGTTTATTCTTAAAAAGGTCGCGTAATAATCTCTCGCGAATCATTCTATACAATACATATCTAGACTGCGTATGTGTATTGTATCCACATGACGTCGGCAATATTCGAATCTCTCGGCACATTTATGTCCTTCCCGTCGCTTCCGTCGCTTCCGTCGCTCCCGTCCTTCTTCTTTCATTACCTCATTTGTGCGGTCTGCGTAATTTACCTCGTTTGTATTGCGGTATTAAAATTCAAATACTATTATTGGTATCATCAACCCCTTGTGTTTCGGTTTTCGATGCGTCGGTTGTTTCTACCCCGGCAAAAAAATACATTTACCGGTATAAACTATTCGGTCAAGAACGGGGACGTCCTTCCGTTGAATGTGAATTGTGACAATGTGAAAGTATACTCGACTAGGGTAGACTCGGCGTTGTATCTCTCGATTCCATTTGAAAAGATGGCGGAACTGTTAAACAAAGATGACAAGGTTCTTGTAAACCGAAGTAGTCGCGTTCTCGGTGGCGGCGATCATTTGGTTCCATACGTTCATCCCGAGAGATTGGCGTGTATCGTTACAAATGACACCCACGGATTATCGGCCTTTGTCGGCGTTTATGTTTCACCATTGTCTTCAAGTATATATGGCGTATCGATCTTAACCCCGCGTATTAAAATAGAAAGAGACCGGGTGGCGGTTGAGGGCGCATCGGGGGCAAATCCGTCATTATCAACATCCATCTACCTCTGCGAGCATCTTGCGTGGTCCCGCTATGATGTAAATGACCGCCAATCTCTCGAACTTCTTGAAACAACCCAATCGATACAGCACGTTCGAGAGATGAGCGGAGAACAAACATTATATCGATACAATGAAATTCCCTGGTTTGTCATTCCATTCACATCGGTGTATACCTATGCGCTATCTCTCGAGAGATTGCTCGATGACACTATGCGATCTCCGCTCCCCGCACGACACACCGCCGTGATCAAAGTATCATCTGTCAATTTTGGGGTTTTTTATGCGTTTATAAATGAACGTTCGAGAGATTTTAATTGTTCTATCTTACACGAGATAACGCATTTACAACATCTCATCGAATCGGGAATCTACCATATTTATATGCTACTTCAAAATAATACACGTATTCTCTCGGTGTATATCTATGGGCCGTCTTGGCAGACGGCGGCGGCGAAACCCTCGCGCGAAACAGAGAGCGCGCCGATACTCCATAAAAAGAAACCTCGCGGGAATCGCATTGATCGATTACACGATTATATCTCTCGAACATCGACTGCGGTAATCAAATATCTTCCTCCCGTGAAACTGCCGAAATATGATCTCTCGGGGAAACGAATTGATCGCACTGGGAGAAATCGCGGGGCCGGGGGCGAGGGCGAGGGCGAGGGCGAGGGCGGGGGCGAGGGCGAGACAACCTTGTATGATCCATCAATCGAAACCGTTTGTCTTTTATCCTCGATTCGCGATAAACGAGTTTGTGAACTACCCACGTTGAGAGATGGATTCATTCAAAGTTTACAAATGCGAATGCGAGAGATCGGTATCAGTGACAAGAGTCAATTGTCTACCTCGAATCTCGTCCTTATTGACACGATCGCACATAATTATATGATCATCGACGAAATCGTGCGTCACGCACCCATCTCGGCGTCGCCACAACCACCTGTCATCCTATGGCATCATAAATGGTATTACGTGTTATATAATGCGGTCATTTATCGCGAAATCCAGTGTAAAGATCTGTTTATGGTATAATAATCGACTATCGACGATATTGCGCGGACAACATTCTACGACCTGCGCCGCCACCGCTACCACCGAACATACTGAATCCACCACTGCTGCGACCACTGCCGATACGACCATTGGCCGGAATCGCGTGTGTAAATGTATCTACGATGAAAATAATAAATACGCCTAAAAAGCAATACAATACGAGTTCTTCGATCACGTGACCGGTCTTTTCGTCCTTTCGATCTTCCAACATATGAATAATGTAATTTAGTTTTTCAATCAGCGCGGCATTGGTTCCGGAGATGGATCCGCCGCCACCACCACCGCCACCGCCGGCGCCGGCGAGTTGATTCGCAAGCGATTCCGCATACGGCACGAATTGTTCATAATATTGCGAGGCATATGTGCTGGTTTTTGTTTTCCCGCCATCTCCTGCGGTGGTCGCAGACGACGACGATCGACCATATGGATCCACGTTTCGCGTAGTGTCTCCATAGGGTGTTGTAAAATGAGGCGGGGTTGAGAATCGTCCCGACGCTCCTGCAGTGGTTCCCGGAAGCGAATGATCGGCAGTCGCCCCGTCTAATAATGTAGACGAATAGGTGGATGAAGGGGTTAAGGCGTTCATTTGTGTTGTTTTGCGAACCACACCACTATTGCTAGATACGCTGTTGTCGGGCCCACGAATCACCCCTTGATTTGTTACATTGGTGGCGTATATACCCATTCCTTGTGCCGGATACGCGGGCAATACTGATTCCGTCTCGTTTTCGTCGGGGTCACTGTCTTCTCCACCTTTACGATGGATATTTTCAATATAATCCTTGATTTGTTTCATTTTATGACCGGCTTGTTGTATCATTCCTTGGTTGGTTCCATTTTCGTTGGTGATCCCCCCATCACCACTGCCGACCGATTGTAATAATCCTCGTTCAGTATTTCGGTTATCATTTAAAACTTGGTTTCGAGGAATCTTTAGGGTTCTGTTTCCGTTTCCGTTTCGTCGATTATATAATTTACTGCCACCGGACCCGGATCCGGGCCCGTTCGTAGTATTGGTAGTAACGCTTCCACTTTCCGCATATTCCGAAAAACCTAAAGATGACATATTCTCCTATAAAAAAATGAGATTTTAATTCGACGCCGAAAGAATGACCAGTTAGATATGAAAAATATATTAGTTATGTATATACGACGAAAATGGTGAAAATCAGCAAAGAACTTTCTTTAGGAGTTTTATTAGTTCTGATCATTATTATGATTCTTAAACCCAACCTTCTTGGGTTTTTGTATAATAATGTTTTAGGCAAATTGGTGTTTGTTGCCGCAGTTGTGTTTCTTTCTTTGAAACATACTGCGGCTGGTTTGCTCGCGGTTGTCTTTGTCGCAATCGTGGCGTCAATGTCCGGATATCACGGGTTCGAGGGTATGGACGTCCCTGATCCGGAAGCAACGGCGGCGTGTGAAGGTGAAAACTGTGAAGCCGATGCCAATGCCAATGCCAATGCCGATGCCAACAAGAAGAAGAAGGACGTACACCCCACCACCGAAGGCGCAGAAGGTCAGGCCAAACCGAAACCTGTTGCCGATATCGAGAAACTCTTGAAGCCCGCCTAATCAATCAATCAATCGATCGATCGAGCGTCATCGTGCTGCGTTATTTCAATACACATACCTCTTCGTATATGTGTTGAAATATATCTATGGTATTTATAGTAGTATCATACTTATGAATCATCATCATCGTGAGACAGATCACACGATTCAATATTATATCCAATATGTATCGTCGTGGTTTTATCATAATGTGCTACATACAGAGACGACAGTCGTCTTACTAAAATTTGTCGTATTTGTTATTTTACTCTCACTTCTAGTGTATCAGAAATATCACTATTTCGCGGTCGGCGTGATTTTTATCATTTGCGCGTGGTCGTATCTGTATTTATCGGACGACGGGGCGACGACTGATACTACTACGGGAATAAGCGAATGGGTGAATTATCTGACGAATATCAAGTCCTCAGTTGAACTGGCGCGACGTGTTGATAAAGACGATCTCACCATCGGCATCCCCCTTGTAAAAGAAGGGTTTTCCATCGGAATGCCGAAAATTATTCAAGGAGACGATTCCGGGAAAGATCACCGACGCTCCAATAAATTTATCGAAGAAGACAGTCGCGATTTTACCGAAAGGTATTTCAACAGCAAAAAGTGTGGGATCGGAAGCGGAATTGGCGGAATCACGATGTTTGGGAGTAACGAATTGATCGGAGGAGAGCGCCAAGCCGCATTAAGTGGAGTTTATAATTTTGAGGCGAATTATGTTGTAAACGCCGCCGCCGCCCAAAACACCGACGCCAACAACCTCGCAAGATCTAAACGATACAAATACTTCAAGGACTGCGTATACGACCCGGTGCGACGAAGTGTCAATAATAGCGCTGCTGACGATTTTCGGACGATTAAAAAAGGGATATACACAAATACAATTGAGAAAATCATCGATATCGAAAAAGTGTTAGCGAGGTTTGATACGAGTATACTATTCAATACGTATAATGATCCAACGAGCGATTATAGTAAACGCATTACACTTGGACCACCACCATCATCATCCGGCGCCAGTGTCGAATATCAATCTCTTATAACTGGGAGTACCAATAACGATAAACTAAGGAGGATTCAAACATTAACCGGTGACGACGATAAATCGGATGGAACGTATTCAGAGTTACTTACAAAGATAAATCGGGATCGGAATATGAAACCAATGGTAAAACAACGCCATCTAGAGGTGTATACGAAGGTATATGAATTTCGTAAAAAGTTGGATAGCATCCTTGCGAATATGCGCGCGCAAACAAAAGACGACGCGTCATTAATGTATACCGTCCGTATTAACGAATCCGTGATTCAAGAACTCCGAATGATATTAAGTTATTTGGCGATTATGCGGCGAACAAAGGAGATTATTGATTTTGAGGAGGAATGCCGGATATACAGTGACATTTCAACAGCAGTAACATCCGCGGCGGGTGGCGCCAATGGAACTCTCGAGGTGATTGCGATTCCGACCGGTTCTACGAACAAACCGAAAATAATCGGGGCCAATAATATTTTCAAAATACCGATTGAAGACGAGACCTATAACAGTAAAGACGAAAAGCGGTATCTATATGGTATAACCTATTATTTTGATAAATGGAATAGTAACCCGGGTGGTACGTCGTGAATTATTGTAGTATTGTAATATAAATAATATGAAACTTCGAACTATATTTATTTTAATCGCGATGATGTTTGTGGTCGTCGCGACATCGGCGTTTGGCGCATACAAAGACAGCGAACACGCGATTGAACCGCCCACACGCGCATCGTCCAATCTCTCGGGAAAGTCTGAAAATACGGTAGTTGGTGCTTCAGGTGCAGGGACATCGTATAAACAGAGTCAGTCGCATTTAGACGTATCTGAAAAGGCGGACGGGCCATATCATAAAGACGGAACAAATACGTATCGCGGAAAGGCGGGCGGTTATAATTTACGCGATCAAGAGGAGGGGCGCGACGACGACGATGACAGTGACGCAGGGGATCTCGGCGACAGCGACGGAAACCCAAGCGAGTTTCAAAAAAAGATGAAATACATCTCTACGATGTTTGAAGAGATATTTAGCAAATGGAAATCCAACGAAACGATCATGGCGCCGAGCGGGATGGAAGAGATAGAAACGGTCGAAGGATTCAAGATCCGCGAGAAATTCAAGAAGGGTGCGCGACAGGGTATGCGAAAATTGAAGAATGCGTTTCGCGGACGTTTCAAGTAAATCGAAAAAATAGAATTCTCTAATGTTATAATAATACGCATACATTGATACAATGACCTCGTCAGCAAAGAAAAATACAAGTCGCAGTCGTAGCAGTCGTAGCAGTCGTAGCAGTCGCAGCCGTCGCATCGAAACAGAAAAACCCAATAAACTTCTACCCGCGGTTGGCGGAGGAAAACCAGGGGGTGGCGGCGCACCACAAACCGGCGGCGCTCCTGGGTCGATTGCTTCATCGCCACTGGTTCCTCCCATCACACTGAAATCATTTACCGACCTGTTTTCCGGGAAAACCAACTTCTTCACACTTCAGTCGCCGGCGAACAATATTATGAACTCGCGGGTTCTGACAACGATGCATAATTTCTTCCATAACCTGAATACCAGCACCTTTTTTGCCGGGTTTGTGATGCTTATTTTGAATATTGGGTCGCGGTATATTAATTTAGACCTGAATTCATCTACCGAATCCTGGATTAAATACCTGATGAGCAAAGAGGTTCTTGTATTTGCGGTGAGTTGGATGGGAACACGCAGTATTTATTATGCGCTTGTCATCACCGCGTGCTTTACAATCGTGGTGGATCATTTTATGAATGTGGATAGTCGGTATTGCGTGATTCCCTCCAAATTTAGAGATTTACACAAGATGACAGAGGAAAAACACGGGCCGGAAAAGAATGTAAGCGATTTAGAAATAAGTAACGCTCTTCACACGCTCGAAAAGGCGAAGAAAGAGCGAGAAGAGGCGGATCATCTCGAATTGGTCAAGTATCATCAACTTTTTAAGGACGATACATTTGAGTCGTCACCCGCAAATGTTGGAAAAAAGTGAATACACCAAGCGTTGGTTACGTGAAACAATTTTATAAATAGTATATAGCTACGGGATACGAACCATACTATTTATATTAAAATACTTATATGAGTTTCCCCCCCCACCCTCCTTCGGGGCGGCCAAGTCACGTTCGTTACCATCGGAGAATAAATGTTTTACCTCAAGATGATGAAGGTAGTTCTCCTGATGATGCTGAGGGAGGTAGTATTTTGATTTCTTATCCCGCTGCTGCTGCTGCTGCTGCTGCTGTTGCTGCTACAGTTGCGTCTGCGAGTCACGATAGTAGCCGTTCTCCGTCATCATCACCATCACCATCACGATCACCACCACCATCACCACCACCATCATCACCGTCCGTTCGAACACCATACATATCACTGACCAATATTTCCGCGAAATTAGACACGGGGTTTGACAGATATATTGAAGAGTCGGTCAACGCAGCAACCTTGAAAGAACTCCCAGTGAAGGGCGAAAATGGGCGCATCATTTCAAAATCCTCCCAAATAAGATTCACCCCCATCGATGGTGATTTTCCAAAAATGGATGTCGTCATTTATGAACACATGATTTATCACATGAACGACTCAGTGAAATTAAACCCACTCGAGGTATTCATCCCATACAAATATAAGATCGACTATAAAAAAATAAACCAATATTTCGCATCAAAAAATGATGCGGTTACACAAAATGTCAAAAAAATGGTCATTGAATCGTATGGCGAAAATCCGAATGCTCTCTTTTATAAACACACGATCTGTGGTAGAAATTGCGCGAAAACTGCCGCGGTTGATATGGATGAACGGGCGCAAAAAGACATACAATTTATGATAGACAACTGGCACAAAGAATACTCGGAGTGGATCTTTTACGATAATGCGAGTACCTTTTTTCTTCAGAATAAACCTCTCGACGCGCTTGATTTGATCACACTGGAACGGGGGTTTACTGAGATTTCTTCCGGCGATGGATTGATGAAACTTGTAACTGGTGTTGGTGAACAACATGACCAAATAAATCAAATATACACCGATACAATGGGTCCCGACGATCACGTTCAAAACATCGTAGATGAATTGAGTCGATATTACGCATTCTTTAACGTCATATATGCGGATATTCAAAAATATCTGACCGCGCCGCTGGATTTTGTAAGTGAACGTTTACAACACATGGGGGATGAATATAGATTTACGGAAGGATTGAAGACCGAAATGTTTCAGACATATACCGAAATAAAGTCATCTCTCGACAATCTTGATTTATCCGGTGGAAAAATCCCATTCTTGTCGATTATAAGTATGATTCAAAAATTCAAAACACAGATCGTTGGAAAAAATCAAAAATACAATAGGGCGTTTTTGGTCTTTGACAAATTTATAAAAGAAAATGCGAATACATATATGAACCGACGATACAGTGGAGGAAATGCGACTTCAGAACGGTATAACACGTATGCGTTGATGAAATATATGTATGACTTGGTTTCTGATTCAAATGTAATATATGTTCCTTCTTATGCTAACGACCCCCCACTCGATGAGGATAATGACATATCCCAATTTATTTCTAGAATTTTTAATGACTGGAAAATGATAAAAGATAGAACAAGTAGGGGTGACCGCGAAAAGAGTCAGCTACCATTTGGCATTGATCTATTATTTTACGTATTGTATTATGCGACAAACGGTGTCATACGGCATATCGCCGGAGTTCAGTCAAAACTTGATAAAATAGACGAAACCAAAAATCCAACCCTACGCGAATTACGTCTTGAAACAGTATTACAAGAACGGAAGTTGAAAAACTTGTGCGATCTTGTTGCGAACTATGGAGGATTCAAGGTTGAGCAAATTATACCGGACAGAGCAAAATATATTTATACTGAAGCGTCGGTACTGGCAGCGGGTGGAGGCGGGGGTGGAGGTACTCCCGACCCGCGTTTGCGAGGGTTGGTCAATCCGGATCAATATTTAAAAGAGTGGCAAACCAAATTAACCGACCCGACCAAAATCACTACTCCTACTATGACAAAAATGATGAAAAAAATAAGAAGCGCGCTTGGAATCCGTATGGATACAGCGAATGACGATTCAAACATAAAGAGAGCCCTCACCCAAGTCATCGTATTCAATACGATACAGGTGATGAATATGCTTCTCGTGAAACCGCGCGTGATTTGGTATTCGCCGGATCTTCGAACCCAATTTATTTCAGAGTCGTCATTATGGTCTTATTTTCAACTGAAAAATACCGAAGTCGTTTCCAAACGTTCGTTTGAGGAGTTCAAAAAAATACTCGATCAAACAACGATCGATCAAATTATCAACCCGGACGGATCTCTCGATAAGATCGATTATAATACCCCGCATGGATCTGCTCCTTCTCCTCCTCCTCCATTTTGTGTCTTTATTATATCGTCTGATGTCCAACCGAAAGTTCAATCCCGCGACCCAAAATATAGAAAGGATTCATCAGACACCGGGTTTGATAATAATGTGTTCGCGGAAGTGTCCGGATCCAACGAAGGTGCCGACGGCGTGATTCGAGATAAACCGACATTCACCGACGCACTCGCGCAAAAAGCAACCGATTTGATTTCGGGATTTAAAAAACCGTCAAGAGAATCGTGTGCTAGCGAGCGCGAACAGATCCTCAACGCCGCAAATGATTTGAGTCGGACATTCAATGATTCGATGAAATCGATTGGTCTTGATATGCGCGAAAAATTTGACGAATTTCAAAAAAAGTCGGACGAAACCGTCGCGTTGGAGAAACAAGCAAAGGAGAAAGCAAATTTGGAATTAAAAAGGCAGGAACGTAAGAAAGAGATCGCAAATTTGGAATTAAAAAGGCAGGAACTTCAGAAATTTTATGATGAAACGCAGGATACGTATATTGACCGTCCATTATACTTTATGAAACTGGGGGACACAAAAATAGACGCGATTATTAGAAGAGTAGATACGGTTTATATCGCACGCGCGGTACAGTATGTGAGTGAAGCAAACAAAGCAATACAGGTCGCAGAACGAAAGAATAATGTTCAACCCGGCGATATCGAAAATCCCGGCGATAACGAAAATAAGAAAGAATACACCATAGATATCAAAGATATGAAACAAAAAGAAATCGATTTAAAATGTCTTGAATTCAAGTTGAAGATACAGGAACAAACTTTAAAAATTTATTCTAGAAAGTCATCATCAAGACCGACCCCGTTGGAGGATGTGACGGGTAAATTAAAGGAGATTTTATCTGAATCAGATAGTTTTGAAAAACGACTAACCGATAGAGCGGCCGCCGGACATCTGGCCTTTGACGGGGCTGAAACAGCCGAGGCAACTGAAAAGGTAAATGAAGTTAAAACCTTGATAGATAAACGTAAAAAACTCGTCGAAATAATAGCGGGTCTTGAAGCAATATCGGATCAAATTGGCAAGGCAGTTACAAGATTTAGTAATAAGAGTAGAGATCGAGAGCGTATAGATCGAGATGTGTTTATTACCGTGTTAGAGAATATTATTGCGAAAAACCTGACCCATATACGTGAGGTGGTTGATAAATATAAATCATTGGATGATACGCCCAAGGCGGACAAGAAATTTGTGGACAACTTGTTGGCCAGTATATCGAGCGATATCGACACGAAATTAATTCGAGAGAAAGAGACCGCCCTATCTCACAATAAAAGGGTTCTACAACACTCCAATATTGGAGGTAACCTTGAACATCTAGTTTACATAATCAATGAATACAATGGACTAAGAAATGCGATAGACGATTTAAATAATATGATATTGGAGTATAAGACGAAATATAAGACTAATATAAAGACTGGATTAACGCATGCCCTAATAGATAAAGAAATAAAAGACAAAATCCGCGAATCCATACCTCTTGAAGTCGCTGACGCAATAAATGAGACAAACTCGTATATTTCATGGATAGATAAGATACTTGAAAAGGAAGAGACCTCGGCACAGGCCTCGGCACAGGCATCGGCATCGGCACCTGTTTCGGCACCTGCTGTCGTTGCTGCGGTTGTTGCTTCTTCTGTCGTCGTGATTTCAAATAGTAACACTGCCTCAATTACTGACAAAATTATTGCTAATCACAACGAAAAACTGGAAAAAGTCGAGGAGATGATAGAGAAGGTTGTCAAGATACAAGATACACTAGTTAGGAAAAAGCAAGAGGTTGCGAATCACAAAGATAAAGCAATAATAGATGAAGTGAGACAGCGCGAGTTAGATCCAAAAGGAGTGAATTTAATGTTACAACGAAGTACACTACAATATCAGGAAATAGCGCTAAATTACTATAAAAGAAATCCACAAGTGCTAACATCAGATGAATATGGTAACGTACGCCAACTAATATGGGAAATAAACGAATATACAAAGTCAAATGATGATGTTATACCACAAGACGACGCATTACAAGTACGGAGTACGTATTTGCGTACAAAAATAGAAACCTTGCAGAAACTACTCGATGAATCTCGGAAACGGGAGGCTGAAATTGCTGCGGCTGCTGCGGCTGCTGCGACGGCGGCGGCGGTTACTAATATCACCAAAGTTTATAGATCTCATAAGGCTCGTCTTCTTTTAACTAAAATGAAGGCAGCAGCAGCAGAAGCGCGTGCCGCAGCAGAAGCGCAGGCCGCAGCAGAAGCGCAAGCCGCAGCAGAAGCGCGTGCCGCAGCTGAAGCCGCAGCAAAGAAAAAGGCGGAGGAGGAGAGGTTGAAGGCTGAAGCCGAAGCGAAGAAGAAGCTGGAGGAGGAGAGGTTGAAAGCTGAGGCTGAAGCGAAGAAGAAGCTGGAGGAGGAGAGGTTGAAAGCTGAGGCTGAAGCGAAGCAGAAGCTGGAGGAGGAGAGGTTGAAAGCTGAGGCTGAAGCGAAGAAGAAGCTGGAGGAGGAGAAGTTGAAGGCCGCAGCACAAGCAGCAGCACAAGCAGCGGCACAAGCAGCAGCAGATGCCGAAGCAAAGAAAAAGGCGGAGGAGGAGAGGTTGAAGGATACACTAGTCCAATCTCTTACTACTCTAACTGCGAGTCTCCGCAGTGCCAATATTTCATCACCTGACGAACACCCCGCGGACTCGGTTGACGGTTTAAATAACCAAATAGCGGATAGATTGGGGTTGCTTAAGGATAAAATCAATCAATTAAACGAAACGATTAATACTACTACGATTACAGACCAAATGAACGAAGTGTTACAACAAATCACGAAGTTACAAGCAGAAGTAAGATTAGTAAATATGACTGTATGTAAAGAAGAGAACGAAGAGCTGCGGGGAAGATACGGTCGTTTATTACAGGGTATAACAGATTTAACGCTTATGTTAAATCTGAAGATTAATTCAATGAGTACATCAATAGAAACCAAGAAAGAGCAACTAGAAAGACAGAAGAAGGTTGTGGGCGCTATTGATCCACTGAAAGAAGGATTTGCTGATCGCATTAATAAAGTAATTGCGAATTATAATAAAATATCGAGTGATTGGGATGAACTCGAAACAAGTAATCGTCAAGATGTTTTAACTAAAAATGATAAAATACAGAAGTGGACTAGGGAGCTCGCGTATATAAAGACCGAAATTGAGAAATGTAGAGAAGCTGCGGATGAGAAAGAAAAGCAGAAGAAAGCCGAAGAACCACGCCAAAAGCAAACCAAATATATGTTTCGTATCACGGGAAGAGATACAGACGGTCCAGTAGTTGGAAATCAACCTAGTAATACACCGTTAGAATTAGCTGAAATAACGTTTTATATTGATGAGACGAACAAAAAAGGAGGAGGAGGCGGAGGCGGAGGAGCAGGAGGCGGAGGAGCAGGAGGAGGAGGAGGAGGAGCAGGAGGAGGAGGAGGAGGAGCAGATCTACCACCAAATAGTGAGATAACTGATGTTAAAATATATAATTTCAAATTAAACCCGAAGACTGACACACCTTTATCAAAAGATGTGCTATCAATATTGACCGGATTGAGGTCTCCCCATGATATTTTAACGAACACTGATTTCATAGCCCATTTAAACGAACAAATTGAAAAGCACGAACCCAACAACGTGGATTTCACCACCGACATTCTTATGCGTGATAAAAAAGGAATAGACGACCAGGGACAGATCTTCATGACAGGATACCTGCGCGATAGCATGGGTGATGATAATAGAGATCCGCTCGCATTTGCCACAAAAGAAGCCGCCTATTATCGTTCAATTATTCAACTTATGAGATATATAGATGTAAAGGTGCCGCCTCCGCAGAGCAACCCAGTCGTCGGCGTTGCTTCGGCTGCCCCTGTGACTCACACTCCCCGCGAAAGTTTACGATCGAAAACTGCTAAGATGACTAAAGCCAAAAGCGCAACCAAAGAAGAAACTGAGACTGCTGTCCCCGCTCCGTTAACTTGTGAGGAGTATTACAACGATTTATTTAG